GAACCTGATTTTGACTATGTTGATTATGTTTCAGAGTGGGAAGATTTAGAGGGAATATCATTAGATAAGTTGCTTAATATCCATAGAATTGAGTTATTTAATAAGGTGAATAATGACAACAAACTAACAAATAGTGACTATATTTTAACTGAAGATGTTTACAATGAGGTGAAAAAATGCTATAATTCTAGTAACCCAGAGGAGGTAATTTGACATGGAAACTAACTTTCAAGAGGACAAAGATTACAAAGATGCTATTAACTTATTAGAGGTAATAGAGGATACTGTTCAATACTTTTGTGATGAAAATAAGGTATCTGGAGAGAAAGTATGGCACATGATTAACAGTCTAAGTGAATGTAAATGCAGTCAATTTCCCTATGATAGTGACTATGAAGAAGCAGAATTGGAGGACTAAATGGAAACAATTATTGTAATTTCTTGTATCTCAGCAATAACTTACTGGGCATATAACATTGCTAAACTAATAGATGCGAGAGAAGAATAGGAGGACTAAATGACTAATAGTAAGGAAAAGTACATAACAATTAATGTTAATGAAGAGATAAAGAATCTATGTCCTGATTTAGAAGAAGAGCAAGTAATTACCCTATCAGAAATAATAGATAATGAATTTAATATGGAGGTAGTTTATAACGAACTAGAGAGACATATAGTGGGTTATTTAGATGATATAGGGCAAGGATTTAAGATAATAGAAGAAGAATTAGAGGAGGAATTAGAGGAATAAAATGTTATTTAAGAGAGATAAACATAGTAATCTTAAGTTAATACTAAGGAGGTTATTCCCCAAGCATAAAGTAACTATAACTGATAACAAAGATGGGTCGCAAACTATTACTCTACTATAGACAATTAGACCCCTTATGTATCAGTTTATACCATTATTACATTAATTAAGTATTATAAATGTATTAATAAATGTATAAGGGTTGTTTATAAAGAGTAGTATAAGTTAGTGTAGGATAGTATCCTTTACACACTATTAACCCTCTTATGTGTCACTTAGTACCTCTAATTACCCTTATTAATGCTCAATCTTATAGTCATCTTAGGGAACAAGGTATCACAAACTCTCCCAAATGTCAAGGGGGTTTGTAACACTTATACACAGAAATTACAGATTTGACAGTATAAAGAATTAATGGTATTATAGTAATAGGAAAACGTTATAAATTATGGGAAAGTGTTTGCCCTAAAGTAACACTAACTTACACATACTTACAGAGGGTTATGGTTAATTAGCACAGGTTATTACAGACACTAAGTAAAGTTTTCCACAGGGTATTGTGGAAAACTGTGTAACATTGGGTTGGTAATTGCACCCCCTAAATGTTATTGTGAATTTGACAGTTGTTGTTTGATTGTTGTATTTTTGTGGGGGTTGTGATGCCCTGATGCGAAAATGCCTAACTACCCTAACCTACAGAGGTGACAAAGAGAGAGGTCAATATATTATATCAAAAAAAATTTCTGAGGTATACAAAAAATTTTCTGAGGTATTTTTCATGTCCCCATTACTTTTTCCCTTTAAGATTCTGAGGTTCTTGGTGTTTGTGCTTGTGGGTGCTTTGGTATTCTCTATTGTCTCCCCAGATGAGATGAGTGAAAACCCCCCACAGAGTGTGGAGCAACCATATTGACACTCTCTAAATATGGGAGTATAATAGAAAGTGAAATGGAGTTATTAATTAATGGCTAAAGGATTTACTGTAAAGGCATCTAAACCAAAGAGCAAAAAGAAGGATGTACCTGAGTGGGACTATGAGGATATTAAGGCAAGATGGAGAGGAAAGAAGATAGTCTTCTGTTTACCTGGTAGGGGTGTCTCCTATGTCTATCTGAAGAACTTTGTACAACTCTGCTTTGACATGGTGCAGAATCAGATGAGCATACAGATATCTCAAGACTACTCATCTATGGTAAACTTTGCAAGATGCAAGTGTTTAGGTGCAAATGTACTCAGAGGTCCTGATCAACTTCCATGGGATGGGAAACTAGAATATGACTACCAGTTATGGATTGACTCTGATATTGTCTTTAGTACTGAGAAGTTCTGGCAATTGCTTGACATGGCTCTCCCTGCAGAAGCAGTGACCACAGAGCCTATCCATGAGGAAGTCAAGGATGAGAAGGGAGAAGTAATACTAGGAGATGATGGAAAGCCTAAGACTAAACTTACAGGACTTAAGCAGATTGTAGATCCTGAGAAGGAGAGACCTATCAGTGCTGGTTGGTATGCTACTGAAGATGGTAGAACTACCTCTGTTGCACACTGGTTGGAAGAGGATGACTTCAGAAGCAATGGTGGGGTCATGAACCATGAAATGGTTGAAGGTATCTCCAAGAGAAAGAAACCCTTTACAGTAGACTACACAGGTTTTGGATGGGTGCTCATCAAGAAAGGTGTGTTTGAGCATAAGGATATGAAGTATCCATGGTTTGCTCCTAAGATGCAGTTGTTTGAGTCAGGAGCAGTCCAAGACATGTGTGGGGAAGATGTAAGTTTCTGCTTAGATGCTATGGATGCTGGATTTGATATCTGGTGTGACCCAAGGATCAGAGTAGGGCATGAGAAGACTAGGGTGATCTAATGGTCATCACCTTCTTTTCAATTCTACTAATACTTTTCATAGTGTTAGTAATAGTCACTTATTATAATCCACACAGATGAACCAAATAGAATCAAGACCTAAGAAGACCAGACAGGGCAGAGGTAAGCATTCCAAGTATGCTGCTACTTCTAGGAACAGAGCAAAGAAAAGATATAGAGGACAGGGGAAATGATCAAAGTAGACATGTCTGAGCAGTTCAGAAGGACTAAAACTCTGGTGACTCAGATTAAAAGGAAAATAGAAAAATCCGCGAAAAACCTCGTTTCTCTATAATATGATATCTTGGATAGTATGGGCATATTTGATTGTTCTGATAATATGCCTGATAATTATAGCAATGAGAGATAAAATTAAGTAAATAGTAATGTATTAAGAAGGGGGAAAAATGAAAAGCATAGAAGACCACATCCAACATGATAAGGAAGTCCTTGCTGACCCTAAGGTGTCTGAACCAATGAAAAGACACACATTAGAGGAACTGCATGATTTAGAGGTCTATGTTGACCACCATCATGCTGAAATCAAAGCAGGTGATCACCATGATCCTAATGTCTTAGAAGTATTCTGTGACCTACATCCAGATGAACCAGAATGTTTAGTATACGATGACTGAATTTTTAAGAGAAATAACCAATGATAAGTTGGTTCCAAAAGTGAAAACTGAGTCTAAGCACAATGACTTATTTGAGTCTGAAGAGACTGAAGAAGATGAAATTTATGATGATAAGTCATAATACAAATTTACTGTAATAAATAAACCTAGATTATAGTAAATGCGTGCCAGTACAAAGACTTAGTAAGGGATTTTTAGACTTAAGTGCTAGTTTTCAAACTAACCCACTTAGTAATGATCTCATATCGCTAAAGAATGAATCTGCAATAGCACGTTCAGTTCGCAATCTAGTATTAACTATTCAAGGAGAGAGACCCTTTCAACCAGTTCTTGGTACAGGGGTCTCTCGTCTTTTGTTTGAGAATATGGATAAGTTAACTGCCTCTGCCATTCGTTCTGAAATAAGAACTACAATTGAAAACTATGAACCTAGAGTAGAGATTAATGAGATAATAGTTGAACCAGATTTTGAGCGTAATGCTATGGATGTGACTCTACAATATTTTATCATTGGTATTGATGTGCCAGAACAAGAACTCACCTTTGCATTAGAACCCACAAGATAAATGCCTTTAGTTAATTTTAGCAACGTAGACTTTGATGAGATCAAAGAGTCCATTAAGGACTACTTAAGAGCTAACTCCAATTTCACTGACTATGACTTTGAAGGATCTAATCTATCTGCGATAGTAGATACCCTAGCATATAACACATATATCTCTTCATATAATGCTAATATGATAACCAATGAGGTTTTCATTGATAGTGCCACTCTAAGAGAGAATGTGGTGTCTTTAGCACGCAATATTGGTTATGTACCCAGATCTAGAAAGGCAGCAGTAGCAGATGTATCCTTCAGTGTAAATGCTTCAAACACCACTGCAGTTACATTAACCCTTAAAGCAGGTATTGTATTGACTACATCATCTCAATTTGGTGGCAATAGTTACACTTTTACCATTCCTGAGGACATAACTGTACCTGTAACATCAACTGGTGTAGCATTTTTTACAAATGTTAGAGTTTATGAGGGAACTTTTGTAACTCAAACCTTCACAGCAAGTTCTAGAAACCCAAATCAGAGATATATTCTTCCAAATGTAGGAATTGATGCAGATTTAATCAGAGTTATAGTAAAAGATAATGAAGCTTCTAGTGTAAAAGACAAATATTCAAGATTTTCTAGTCTTTTTGGTGTAGATTCATCTACAATGTTGTTCTTTTTACAAGAAATAGAGAATGAAAGATATGAAATTATGTTTGGGGATGGTATTTTTGGTAAAAAAATTGAAGAACCTAACTTTGTAGAGGTAAGTTACATAGTTTCTAATGGTTCAGCGGCAAATGGACTCAATAATTACAGTTTTTCTGGTAGATTAGTAGATAAC